TTAAAGCGGCCGAACTCGGCGCAATCTTTATACCCAGCTTATCCGCTACTTTACCCTCTATCATTTTACCTGTTGAACTTTGTGCCAATTTCTCTAAAGTGCCTAATGCCATCATTGCCGCCATTGTTGGTTTATTTTTTATTTATTTATTATAAAACAATAATAATATATACATACATAAAAATAAAGTATACTATTATTATTAATTAAGAGAACATATTAAATGTTCAATAAATCTAAAATAAGGGAGTAAAAGGAACCTGGAAACCTGAAACCCATCTTTACATTAATGGATTTATTTCATCGAAAGGTAAATCAGGTTTTGAAATGTTGAAATAAGCCATAATGTATTGAACTATAAAGTATATAAATATAATCATGACCAATACTCCAATCGTCAATGCCGTTGATGACATGAACGATGAGCCTTCGCCTTCTCCGCCTTCTCCGCCTTCTCCACCCTCTTTTCCGCCCATGAAAATATTGCTAAACATAACAACAATTAAAAGGATGGCAATGACAAACCACACAGTATAATATGTATAGCTTGATTTCAACTGAATTCGCGTATCTTCTTCTTGTCCGAGCAAAGAATCAGGTGTGAATGACTCCAGAGTTTGTTTATCTTTATTATGAGAATCAAGTTGAGCTATTTTTGATTTTACTACCGAAGAAATGGAATTTGCATCTGCGCTTTTATCTAGCGTTTGTTTATGAGAATCAAGTTTAGATATTTTTGATTTGACTGCCTTGATTTTTTGTTCCATGGCTTTTCTATCGGCCAGCGTAGTTGATTGTTGCGACGATGCTGCCTTTATTAATGCAGTTCCCGCATTCAACATATCTTCGCGCGCTGAAGTCAATGTCTTTTCAACCGTCGGAGAAAATACTAGCGCACTTTTTGCTTTATTCGCATCTTGCATATTTGGAAACGTGTCAATAATCCACACAGGAATGCTGTTCATTTTCGCGAATGGGCGAATGCTGTTAGCAGGGTCTTGTATGGTTACAACTACAAAATTATTGGCATTTTTGCTCCAGTAATTCAGTGATATTCCATTTCCCTGACAATATTCGTTTGCAAGTGTAATTTTTTGATTTATTTCTTCTGGAGTTGGGGGTGTCATGCACGCACTAATCCAGTCACTCATCGCGCGTTCATCATAAGAACCAAAGCCCGTAACACACACAGGTTGCCCCTTAAACTCGCTTATACTGCAACATTTTTGACCGAGAGCTGCAATGCAAGAGCCACTATTATTTGGGTCCGCGCTCCATCCTGGAACGGACACACCTGAAACCACACACGGAAGTAAACTTGCCATTGGAGATGTGGAATCCGGCACAGCGGTTCGAACGTCACCGTTTGAATTTGCAACGCCCATGGCGCTGCAATCAGTTCCGCTCAAAGACACGTCGCAATTAAAACAACTATTGATTGGTGTAAGCGTTTTTACTTGAACAACAAAATAATTATGGTTTTTTAAAAGCTCCTTGTTGAATTCCGAAAGAGCGCTAGAATATGCAGCCATCTTTGAATCAAATGCGTCATCTAGTTTGTCTAAAGGCGTTGTAGTCGCCGCATCTGTTGACAAAACGGTTTCAGGTGTAGAAGATGCAGCTGCAGATGCTACAGCCGCTTGAGGTTGGGAACCGGGTTCCGCTACGGAATCAAACCCTTCAATATTCATTCCCACGATTCTGTTGTTTCCAGTATTTTGTGCTAAATAAGTATTCATGCGGTTTAATTTTTTTTCGTCTTTTAAAAATGCGCGGCCCTGTCTCAAACTAATGTTTTTCAAACTATACATGTCGTTGTCATTTTCATTATCATTCCCACTTCTGTTGTTGTTGTTATCACTCGTTCCAAATATATTATCAAAAAACATGTCTATATGTTATATATATTATTATTAACTATAACATATGTGCAGAAAAACTTGTCAAATTTATTTATATATTAAAATTTAATTAATGTTAAATGTTGAATAATATTGAATAATATTTTGACTATTCATAAAACATAAAAAGTTATTCGTTCGGTTCGGTCACATGTCACGTGTCACATGTCACAGTTCATAGGCAAGGGATTAAAAGGGACAGCATGTCCCTTTAGACAGCATGTCCCTTTAGACAGCATGTCCCTTTAGACAGCATGTCCCTTGCCAATTGAGGAGGGGTCAGAGGGGAACCTAGGTCCCCCCTGTCATACACTTTGTAGTTTTGGTTTGAACATTAAATATAATATTGATGCAGACCCAACTAAATACATGACAGTGCTAAAAAAGGTCGTTTTATATAATTCATTAAAATCGTCCAAGGATGCACCTGCTGCCAATTTTGTATTGTTGAAATTATCGCCCAATTCTAATATACTTGAATAACTATTTTGAGTGGGTGTAATGCTGGCATTAATTTTTGAAATTGTGGTTGAATTTTTATGCACTTGTGACCGAACTTGTTCAAGAAGTTTATTTGCAGCAACCCTATAATTTTGTAACACTTCATGATTCAAGTCTTTTGCGTGAGATTCAGAACTAACGTGACCTGCAGTTGTCATCTTTGTCTTTGTCGTTGTTGTTGTCGTTGTCGTTGTCGTTGGCTTCGGCATTAGTGTTGGCATTGATAATGTTACATTTTTGTGATAGTTTATATGATTTGATTTATATTGACTAATCATATTGTCAAATAAAGAATTCACATTATTTATTTTACTTTGAACGTCGTCACCTGTTGCCATTTTTTGTTTTTATATTGTATATATTTATTATTTATTATATATATACAATTATAAATTTAAATTTATTATCAAGTATTTTATTTATTCAGCAACAGCTTTTGGTGGGGGGGCAGCACCACCACCACCCCCGCCAAACATTGATGACATTCCTGGTATCTTTTCGAACATTTTACCCATTGAACTTGATTCAAACTTGTCTAAAAATGATTGTGCCGTTTTTAAAAGCGGCTCCATGCTTTTCATATTTTCCATCAGCTTTTGCTGCTGGTCCATTAGCGTGTTTGTTTGAGACGTGAGACCTCTCACGCCATCCTGACCCACCAGATTTTCTAAATTATCATATGCCGTCTCTAATGTTTTGGCATAATCAACACGATTATTTACGGGAAGGTCGTCTTCTTCGTTGATGGTTGCCGGGCTGAGTTCGGTCATGGCTTCAGATGTCGATGTCGTCGTTAATTTCTTTTTTGACGCCTTGCCCGATGTTCCTGCACCTGTTACTCCTGAAGGGACTGATGCCGCTGCGGCCGGTTTGGCTGCGGCCGGTTTGGCTTTGGGTGCCGGTTTACCTGCAACACCATCCACCATGGTGGCCGATTCATCAGTAATTGCATCGGGTTTTTTCGCCGCATCAAAACCCTCTTTGCTGTTTACAAGGTTTCTGGATATTACAGTAATAAAATTTGTTAATATCAAAGTTGAAATTAATACAATTGTCATATTTTTACTAAAGTACGTTGATATGAATCCTATCGATAGAAATATCAATAGTGCGTAGCTATCTCTCAATACAATGTAACCAAAAAAATTAATAATTGCTAAAAATGCAACAATGTACAATACATTCTTATCTTGCAGCATGGATTGAATAACCTTTGGAAGTTTCATATGAACGTTCACCATTTTATAATATGTGTATATGTGTATATATAATTAACGCAAGAAAATAATATGTATAAACAATTTACATACAACTCAAAATATATATTATTATAATTTTCTAAACAGTTAATTAAATAAAATAGTTAATTTAAATTCATAAATGGATATGAATCGTACAAATAATCATTCAAAATATAGTTTGGCATATTGTGAAATTTTTAATTCAAAAATACATGGAAAAGATGATTCTAGTTCAAAAAACATTGAATCGCATTTTTTAATTTTTAAAACATTACACAATGATGAATTTCACAACGATGCAGAATTTATCGAAATTTCAAATGATATTTGCATCATAAGAGAGAATTTAAAAAATCGACATTTAAATTATTATCATTCTCACCCGGTCATTAGAAACTATACTAGCATTTTGATAAAAAAAGATTATATATCTTTAGAAATTATAGAGTGTGTTGAACTTGAAGGAGAAGAACACGTGGCAATTTACAAAACATTTTGGTTGCGCATAATTCAGCGCAAATGGAAACGCTATTGCGAGTCAAAAAAGAAACGCCTGGCTGCATTGCTACAACCTTATGGACTATTTATGAGAGAAATCGGCATCTCTTGTTTCTCTTGTTTCAACAATGCCCGTTTCCAACCCAAAATTTTATAATTCCCGTCTACAATTGTGCACCTGTTATTATATTTTTTAAACGTTACTATTCTTGAATATGCTGTCCCTTTTAATCCCTTGCAAATTAAGGAGGGGTCAGAGGGGCGTAATGCTTGGCACCTTGGTTCCCCTGTCCATGCATTATTCGCCCAATTTTGTTCCCCAATGTAAATTTGGTCTCCTTCTATTTTTAAAATTACAGCAATGTGTCCATATGGCGTATCACTCTTGTTTCTTGCCCAAATAATTACATCATTCACTTTGGGCATATTGTTTTTTATTCGGCAATTCTTATTATTTTTAAATGTTTTAAATTTATATTTTTTACCGGTATCCGTTGACTCAACTGTTTTCAATGCAAACACATCTTCAGCACCATCAACCGAATCAAACGTAACACCAAGTTTAGTAATCAGGTACCGTCTGGCGTATTCAACGCACTGCCATTGCATTCCAGAAAATAATTTTTTATTTTGATAACTAATAAAATTATTCAACCCGGATTCAAATGAGTTATTGCAGTTGGAATATGCCGGAACATCTTCTAAATGGCTAATTTTCTCACCAAATGTAATAACACAATTTCTTTTTTTTTTACTATTATGAACTATTTTTTTTACCTTGGAATTTTGTCTTCGTCTTGTTTTATTTTCTCTTACAGAATATCGCATTGGTATGCTATTTATATATTACAATACATTATTTTATATATAAATACATGGGATTATTGACCCTGCCCTACTTTCTACTTTCTAGATTTCCTCGTCATTTTTCTCTGTTTCCTGGATTTCCTGGATTTTCTCCTGGATTTTCTCGTCATTCTCTTCTGTTTCCTGGATTGTCTGTATTTCCTGGATTGTCTAGATTGTCTCGAACCACCTCTTGCAGCATTAAATGCTGCATGTTGGTCTTGAGGAAGCGTGTCTTGAAGGCGCTGTTTCAGCTGATTGCTGAAATTGGAGAGAACCTGTCCAAGAGCTGTGATATTTTCAGACAGGGTTGCATCTTCCGCATCTATCAATCCGCGCATTTTATCAATATCGGCAGGAATGTCTCTCAGAATATTTTCGTACATTTGATTTGCCCTTGTTGATGATTCCAACTGTGCTGTGAGTTCTTCAATTCTTTTATTTAATTCGCCAATTTGGTCATTTAAAATACCAATTTGTCCTTCAGCAACTTCTTGGATTTTACTGTTTGCATTCATTTGAGATTTATCTGCCAAGTCGCCAACTAAACGCTCACGTTCTCCCATTAATTTACTTCTATCTTCAACTACCGCATCCAGTTCGCGCTGTATTTCTCCGCGACCTGCAATGTACTGTTGAATAAATAAAAAATAAGGATTCAGTTCATCCAACATCTTACGGATTTGTTCAGTGTATTCATTTATTTTAACCGAATTTTTTCGTGTTCTAGATGCAACTTGTGCCAAACCCATCAGTTTATTTCTTATTTGAACAACGGACAGACTTGCTTTCAAATACTCCGGCTTATCAATAGCAAGTTTTCTTCGTCGAAACGTTTGCGCACGCGGCGAGTTGCGTCTTGGGGATGACTTTCGCCGTGGTGGTGGCGAATTGCGTATTTTTGGCGACTTTTTGGGCGACTTTTTTTTCAAACCCAGTATTTTCCTTATTAGTGGAGTCGGTGATGAACCCATTGACGAGTCACTACTATCCATCATGTTAAATCTAGGCGACCCTTGCGGTTCATAATCAGAGGCGGTTAGATTCATAGACTCATCTGCTGCCGAAATGGGAGAAAGAGAATACCCTGAAGGCTCTTGTGCTTCTGGAGAATCCCAAGGCTGTTGTTGCGCTTGTTGCTGTTGTTGACCCTGTTGCTCTTCAGGCGTAACCATAACCATTGACTCGGAAAGATTCGGTTCAACAGCAGCAGCAGCAGCATCAACAGCAGCATCAACAGCAGCATCAACAGCAGGAGGAACTTCAAGGTCAGCGGCAGCAGGAGGAGGGGGGGGGGGGACTTCAATGTTTACACCAATGTCAACAGGGTCGGCGGCAGCAGCCACTGGTGAAGGAATCCCCAATCCTCGTCGTTCTCTTCGTCCAATATCATTTTTTCGTTTTGTTTTTGGTGGCATTTTATTTTAAATATATAATAACATAATATTTTATATTTGAAATCAAATACTTATGAATAACGCAATTTTATACTAAAGTTTATCAGTTTGTTTCACATCTTTTGTTATTTCACCTAATGTTTGTAAAATTTGTTCCTGTTCCCTCTTAATTTTGAATAAATTACTATCCGTTTGATTCGTTTCACCGTTAATTTTATCGATATATTTTGAAAGCTCTTTATATTTTTCTTCCCGATTACTTCCTTTCATTTGCAACATATTCTTCAATTTTCGTATTTCTTTGAAGATTAATTTTTGGTCCCTTTTTATTCCAGCCACTATTGCGCTGGGTACTTTTTTTTTGATTGAAACTTCTAGATTTTTACCTTGCTCATCTTCTTCTTCGTCATCTTCTTCGTCGTCTTCTTCATCTTCGTCGTATTCATCGTCTTCGTCCCGCTCAACATTATGGTGGTGGTGGTGGTGGTGATGGTGATGATAATGGGTTTTTTGCTTGGATGATTCTAAATTCTTCAAATATTTCAACAGTCTCTCTAAAGCCCCAATCTGCATTGTTATTTTAGTTTTAAACTCTTCATAATAATCGTCATACATTCTTATAATGTCTGCTAAATGCGGATTAGATTGTGATTGTTTTTTTATAAACAACCTATTTCTTAGAATTTTATTTCTAGTTTCATCCTGTTTGCATTTCAAAATATGCATGCGCGCATCTCTATTAAACAAGGAGAATGCAGTATCTTGTTCTTCACTTGCACTTGAATCAATATAATCCGGTTTTAAAATCAAAATGCTCTTATGAAAATTCATTTATTATGAAATGATATAAAAATATTTTTGTTAATATTCTTTATAACAAATATAATAATAAATGAGCATTGTAACATTTACAGATATTTTCGGTAATAGCACACAAGTTAAACTTGAAGAATGCATACCTCTTGAACTGAAACTAAATCTTACACGATACGGTGAAAAATATAGAGAACTTGGTAATTTTCTATACAAGTACAAAACACAGTATGGGTATAGCGGTCAATTGCCATCAACTAAAATGGTCAGCGCGGAAGAACTGGCATTTATAGGCGAGCTGCGTAAAATGAATTATGACGAATTGTTGAAAAATCACTCGGAAAATTGGAGCAAAGATTACTACTACAAGTAATTAAACGTTCAAAAATATCTTTTTTTTCTTATGATAAATGATAAGAATATAATCAAAGAGGGCAAACTAATCAAGATTTTCCGTATAAATTATTTATTAAGAATATATAAAAATCTTTTCATATTAATATTTACAATTAAAAGTTAAGATATTTTAGGAATGTCAAAAAAATCAACGCCGAGTGCAACAACTTTGAGTGAACCTCTTTTAACCGAAGACGATAGCCGCTACGTAATGTTTCCGCTGAAAGACCACGACATATGGCGAATGTATAAAAAACAAGTGGATTGTTTTTGGCGAGCCGAGGAAATAGACCTTTCAAAAGACGGCGTTCATTGGCAAACCCTCGAAGCAGACGAAAGATATTTTATATCAATGATTCTCGCATTTTTTGCCGCTAGCGACGGAATTGTTCTGGAAAATTTGGCGGTTCGATTTATGGGAGATGTTCAGCTCGCTGAAGCTCGCGCTTTTTACGGATTCCAAATCGCGATGGAAAATATACACTCGGAATGTTACAGTTTATTGATTGACACATACATTAAAGACTCGGAAGAAAAAATGAGGCTGTTTAATGCAATAGACAATTTTCCGTGCATTAAAAAGAAAAGCGATTGGGCGAAAAAATGGATTCACGATAAACGCAGCTCGTTTCAAACTCGGTTGATTGCATTTGCGTGCGTTGAAGGCATCTTTTTTTCAGGCGCATTTTGTTCTATTTACTGGATGAAAAAACGCGGCTTGATGCCCGGACTCACGTTCAGCAACGAACTCATTTCGCGCGACGAAGCGCTTCACACCGAATTCGCGGTGCTGCTCTACAATAAAATGACGAAACACCTTCCCAAAACGCGCGTGCAAGAAATCATTAAAGAAGCGGTTGAGATTGAAACCGAATTCATTTGCGAAGCGCTGCCGTGTCGCCTCATTGGAATGAATTCCAAGCTGATGATTCAATACATTGAATTTGTTGCCGACCGCTTGCTTTTGCAGTTGCAGTGCGACAAGGTGTACAATTCTTCCAATCCGTTTGATTTCATGGAGCTGATAAGCATCGAAGGAAAAACCAACTTTTTTGAGAAACGAGTGAGCGAATACGCGCTTGCAGAAAAAACGAAAACGGACGACATTTTTGATTTTTCCACGTTGTTTTAGGTTGTTTCAGATTTTAGGAACCGTTTGAAAAAAATTCACATAATATATATAATAAATAAATATATATATATATATTAACCATCAATCTATCAATGCAACCACAGCAACCACAGCAACCACAGCAACCACAGCAACCAGAAGAACAATTAACAAAGGATGAACTTCACCATTTTTTTTATTATGTTCAAACATACGGTCCCATTGGTATAAAACCGCATCGTGATGTTGCCGTCCAAATTGTAGATGACATATATAGTAATAATGAAAATTTTGATGAATCCGATATAAGTGGATTAATAAGTTATTATGAAACACTTGTCCCAATATTTATTGCATATGAAGATAAAGAATTCCAGATTAATTATTCTGAAAAGATTAAGCTAGCTAGACAAATGTTAGATGAAGATGAGGATAAGAGTGAATTTAAACCTCTTGTAGATTCATTTAAAGCTAAATTTGAAGACAGTGAATTGAATCATCCAGCCGTTTTGGTGGCAATTTTACTATGTTGTGATTTAATCCCTTCTGATGAAGCATTCAAAATTTTTATAAAATTTTGTACAACACAAATTAACGATTTAAATAGTTTTTTGAATTTTACTTCATTATTACATGAGTGGAGCAAACTTTTAAAATCATTGTTATTTACAACTATTGACTGCGACGGCGCGAGGAGTAGCCCCGGAGGATGCGCTATCGGTAACCCCGACGACTTTGATGCCCTTGTCATTGCCACAAAGTCTAGACAAGAAACAAGGGATTATAAAAATGCACTATATTGTACTGCTCTTTATCTACAGGAACGCAACATTCTTACCAAAGACACAGTTGAAACTCTACTTGAGAGTGTTAAACAAATGAGGATATTTCAAATTGAAATTTTACATAATATGCCACCACAGGCACAGGCACAGCCCGCAGATGTTGAAACTGACAGATTGATAAAACTTGCTGAAACTACTTTTGAAACACATGAAATCTTGCCATTTGACAAAGCAAATGAATTAGCACGTCTTCCACATGTAATAATAAGAGTGAATAAATGTTCTCAACCTCCTAAAGATTATGAAAGAATGTTTCCAGCAAAAATAAAATCTACTCCTCTTTCTGTTACTGCTGACACATCACCAATGTTTCCAATGTTTCCGGTTCCCGTTAAAATGCACGATTTGATGTCAGGTTTTCAACTTCCTTCTTCTAAAAAATTCGGTGAAAAAAAAGAGGAGCATAAAAAGCTTGTGGTTAAAAATCCAGACGTTCATAAAGTTAAAGGTGCCGAAATTAAGAAGAATAAACAAATTATATACGCACAAAAAAAATTAATTTTAACTTCTCGAGATGATGCGAAAAGTGAATGTGATGATGCGTTAGAACTTCTAAAAAACCCAACTAAAAGTAATTTAGAAGATGCAAAAAGTTATATAACAAAATCTGAAACGGCTGCAACTAGAGCTGAACAATCTTTTGAAAAAGTAAAAGAGGCTGTCGGTACAATAATTTCTTCATGTAGAGAATTACATGAGGATGATGTTAAGGTCATTGCTAAAAGTAGAACTGACAAAACAACAGTCGAGGCCGATGCTGCAATAGAAGTTTCATTACAAGCCAGTCAAACGTGTGAACAAGAAGTTCGTGCCGAAGTCGCCTTGATTGAAGGTGTCGTTAGTGAAGCTCGAAGTCATGCAACCACAGCTCGAACTGCTTTTAATGCTGCTAATCAACTAGTTCCTGTGGTGCCGCCAAAAACCGAAGCCCAAAAAAAAATGGAAAAACTACAAGCTGCTACTGCTGCTGCAGAACAAAAACAAAAAGATGCTGCTGCTGCTGCAGAACAAAAACAAAAACAAAAAGATGCTTCTGCAAAACAAAAACAAAATGCTGCTTCTGCTGCTGCTGCTGCTGCTGCTGCTGCTGCAGAACAAAAACAAAATGCTGCTGCTGCATTCAAAAGGAAGCAAGAAGAAGCTATTGCTGCTGCTGCATTGAAAAGTAAGCAAAAAGAAGCTGCTGCTGCCGCCAAAGCCGGTATTGACGACCTCTTGACTCGTGTCGATGCTAGTGTCGATGCTAGTGTTGTTGCGAATGAGGCTGCTGCTGCTGCTGCTGCTGCTGCAGAACTTGAAAAGGAAGAAAGGGCTCGGATTTTAGAGAGGGCTATTGCTGCTGCTGCAGTGATAAGGAAGCAAGAAGAAGCTATTGCTGCTGCTGCATTGAAAAGTAAGCAAAAAGAAGCTGCTGCTGCCGCCAAAGCCGGTATTGACGACCTCTTGACTCGTGTCGATGCTAGTGTCGATGCTAGTGTTGTTGCGAATGAGGCTGCTGCTGCAGAACTTGAAAAGGAAGAAATGGCTCGGATTTTAGAGAGGGCTATTGCTGCTGGAAAACAAAAACGCAGTGAATATGAAGCAACGTTTGCTGAAATTGAACAAAAACGCGTTCAAAATCAACAACAATCAATGGAATCAATGGCTGCTGCTGCTTCTGCTGCTGCTGATTCTTCTGTCGCCGAAATTGATATGGTCGAGTTTAGTAGATTATTTGAGTGCAAATACGAAGTAATGAATAAAATTGCAAGTAAAATAAAAGTTTTACCAGATAGCATTTTAAGTTCAATGTTATCAAGGTCAGAAAAACATTTACAAAAATATATGATGGTAAATGACACTTTTTCAAGAACTTTTATTGTAGTTGGAATATTACAACGGTATTTAAGAGATACCAATAAAATACTGATGATTGGAAAAACTGCTTTACAATTGAGTGCGGTTTTAAATGATGCCATAATTGAGAGCGTAAATAAACTCCACCCCCCCTTACCAGTTCCTAATTTATTTGCGGCTGGATTATGTTTATATAAACCATGTTCAGATGTTGATATTTGTTGTGTCCTACCTGAGTCTGCAACACTGTCTTTAAAAAAAACATTTGTGAGTACTTTTTTGTTATTTTTTAACAATAATGGAATAATCCAAAATGTTGAGGCACCTGATGTTCCTGATATTACTTATCAACGGTTTCGAAAAAGCGAAAATTTATTTCTCACAGTTCGTTCGCGTGGTTCTAACGATACAGTTTCAGTAAAAAAAAATCAAGGTGGTGTTATTTTAGACGTTTTAGATGTTAAATTTCAAACACAACAAGAAATTCAAGTGACTTTTCCAGGTTTTGTTAGCACAGTTTATACAGTTGAAAACGTTTTAGAATTTTCTGAGTTAACATTTACATTACCAGATTTATTAAGTAGTTTAAATGAATGTGTACAAATCACAACAAAAGAATTAACTAAATTATTCACAAACAAAGGTATACCAGATGGTGAATTCTATTTTTTTGTAATAACAACACTATTAAAATTTTTTTCAAGAGCAGTTCAATTATCTTACATACTGACGGGACAAACTCGTCAATCAACACGTTTAATATTTTTTACAGCAGTTGTTCATAATCAAACCCCTAACGACATTATACCTATAATAACTGATATATTGAACTTATTTTTATTTGACGACTATAGATTAAATCCGGAAATATTTCGTGAATTTACTGTGTATAAAGAAACATTTCCCGCTGACTCGAAAGCCAGACTGCAAATCGATTTACATAAAACGATTCTTGCTATATTAGCAAAAAATATTGTTGGTTTTACTCCACCACCAGAAAATTTGATGGGTGGAAAAAAAAACAAATTAAAAACAAAAAGAAAAGCAAGGAAAACAAGGAAAACAAGGAAAACAAGGAAAACAAGGAAAACAAGGAAAACAAGGAAAACAAGGAAACCAAATAAATCAAACCAAAATAATAAGAAAAAAAGATTGACAAGAAATATCCCTCCTTACAAACTTACAAACAAAAGTATGGGCCGTAAATGTTGAAGGGATATGTACCCCTAAAATAATTTTCTTCCATTTACACGTCTAACTGTCCTTACAATTCCATTTCGCTGTGGTGGTTGTTGCTGCTGCTGCTGTTGCTGCTGCTGTTGCTGTTGCTGCTGCTGTTGCTGCTGCTGCTGTTGCTGCTGCCGTTGCTGCTGTAGTCGCATCTGATGTTGCTGCTGTAGTCGCATTTGCTGCTGTTGCTGCTGTTGTCGCATCTGATGTTGCTGTTGCTGCTGCTGCAATCGCATTTTCTGTTCTTCTGCTGCCATAAGCAGCTGTTGCTGATGTTGAGCGCGCTGTTTCTCATCTTGCGCTGCTGCCGCGTTCCCCCTTGATTTAAATTTTATTCTTTTCTCATCGTGAATATTTTGCTCCTCATAAGTATTTGAAGCGTGATTGTAAGCGGTATCAAAGTTTACAACATCAATGAAAAAATTATCACCATCTTGAATGTTGAATTCATAATTTAAATTCCTTATCGTATTCAACCCGTCATTCGTCGTTTTATAAAATACCATTTCTGCTTCTGAACGTGATATGGTTCTCATGATTCCCTCCACCATTTGTAAAATCATGGGACTTTGCAAAGGGAAAAAGTTTCGCCTGTCAATTTTTAGTCCGGACTGCAGCACTCGATGCTGCATATAGTTGTCTTCGCCGCCCCACGCCCAAAAATTCGGGAACCCGTTTGTCTTTTCAAAATCTGCCCCTTTTATTGAAAAAATGCCTCCCAGTGCAAACTGAACTCCGTAGAAATGTTTCACAATTCCAGCCCGTGTTTCGTATTGAATCACATTTTTATCATACGGCACTGTATCCACGTCATTAAACACAAATGTTATGTTTTGATAATCATCAGGATACTCATTTTTTATTGCTAAAAATCCAATATTCTTCATTCCTCCCCGATTAAACGGGCGAGCATCTTTTTGGTGAACAAAGCGTACAATGTAATCTTTGGAGTCATACACTGACAATACATGTTTCATATATACCGAAAAAAAGGTTAAATGTTCTTTACGGTCTCTATAAGGAACAATGAATGCCAATTTTGGAACAACGGTTACCGTTGCATTACCACTATTTAGTTCTTCTAAACTTGAACCGGGTTCATAGTTGTTCGTTTTTGTTACATCATTTATATCGCTCATTATAATGTATATATTATTGTATGAATATATACATTAACCAATTCAAACTAATTCGAGGGGGGAATGTTTTTCCCATTCTAGAGGGGGTGGTTTAATCTACATTTGCACCCATTGTCCAATGTAAAAATAAATATAAATTATTATCCCATTCTAGAGGGGGTTAAAGGGGGGGAGTCTGCCCCCCCTTGTATTTCTCTAATATTATTTTTGGAATGAGATTGTCTGTGAATTGTTCCAGTTTTTTGTAACATTTATTTATAGTCACTTCGCTAATTTCTGTTATTCGATTTACATCCTTCTTAGAGACGTTTAACCCGCACGTTTGAGAAACAAAGTAGATTATTCCTGCAGCAATAGAATGCGGCGTATTTTCCGGAATCAAATTATTCTTCTCGATTCGAGTAGCAACAAACTGACACAATTTTGTTAGTTCGCCGTTGATGTTGAGTCGACTGCAATACCTCTCTATAAATGCTTCCGGTTTAGTTTTACTAAAACTCGTCTTGTCTGAATTCGCCATTTCATGTTCTAGTTCATTTATAATTGTAATCGCGTTTTTGCACCCCCTTGTCGCGCTAGTATTATCCAAATTAAAAATGGTTGCAATTTCTTTTATCGTTCTTGGACAGCCGTGTTTTCTACAGGCAATATAAGTGGACGCCAAAATAATTCCATCTCGATTTAGACCCCTGTACGTTTTGAATTCGGAAATCTTTTTGTGGTACCTTAGCGCCTCGTCCACAATTATTTTAGGAAGTCCGCCGTTGTGGGCAATGATTGTAATGCACTGAAATTCATCGTATTGCGACTTTTCTCGATACGGCATGGATTGCCACTCCGTGTATCTCCTGAATTTTCTCATCTCGTAGCTGGTCGCGCCGTCGCACAAAACTTTGCACCCATACGATGATTCGACCAACAGCGGATTTACCGGCATTCCGCAGCGCGTTGGGTCGCTGGACTGGTTATCATCTGCGCCATAATAGCGCCATTCTGCACCATGGTCCAATATGTCCTTGTAAACAATTCCGCATTTTTGATTCGTGCACGTCAAAAATCCGTCGTCTGTCAAACACACAATCGAACAACACGAATCGCAATGTTCTCGCTGACCGCTGCTTCTGTAGACGCACTCCAGCGCCGTTCCTGCTGCTCCCGATGATGCTGTTGTTGTCTGTTGACCGCATTCACAGTCTTCATTTATAAAACTAGAATCAATTTGTTTCCATAAATCTTGTTTATATTGATTAGTGGATTTAGAATCATGTCTATTTTTTTTCGTTATTTTATGGTGTTTATTCAATGGGGACATGCGCCCCCCTTCTAACCCCCCTACTATAGAGGGAGTTGGAGGAAGACCTGCGGTTCCAATGACTGAAGTTAACAACGTCGACATTAATAATAATGTGATGAATCAGGATGGTGGGTGGGACCGTCTTGGCTTTTGCTATAAATAATATTAGTTTATGTCTAATTCAATTTTTATTATTATATATAAAAATAAATAATAATAAAATAAATAATAATAAAATAAATAATAATAAAATAAATAATATTCAATTAATCTAATTATATTTTAATTATAGCATATATATAATATATATAATAACATTAATAACATTAATAACATAATAACATTAATAACATGGGCGCAGCTTTAACAACACAAATTACCAATTCAAATTTAGAGTTGAGAACAAAAATTGATTACATTGCCAAGAATCTTATTTTTGACTCCGATTTCACAGACATGACAAAACTTGGAGATGAAAAATATTGCAACAAACTGGTAAAAAAAGTATCAGACGTGTTTAAAAAAAATAAAGAATCAATTGACATTGTATCACTGAGAAAAAAATTATATGAAATGAAAAAATATAAAACCCCTGAATCAAATGAAAATGAATTCAAATTAGAAACAAGTGCAAACCAGGAGCCACAAAATCAACTACCTCAGCGCGTTGAACGAAAACAAGAAAAAAAACGAGAGGAAGAACGAGAAGAAGAAGGAGAACAAGTAACAGGAGGAGAAAATAGGTCAACAACTCGCGCTCGTACTCGTAGCCCCACAACAAGAAAACGTATGCCGTCAACATCAACTCCACAAAAAATACACAACGTTAAAAACAAATGCAACGAAATTGCGAAATTTTATGTTTTATTTGCACACTTATTTTCGTGCATTGTAAGCACAATTAATCCATCTTTTGAAATTGGTGCTTCTTCTTCTGATAAAAAAAATGCCAATTCTCTTGATTTTTGTTCATCCAGGTTGAAATTATTAATAAACAACCAGTTGATTCAAAACAGCGAGGGCGACATTACAATTGGACCCAACGTTTGTGCAACGAATATTTCTGAGAAAGGAAATGTATTGCGAATAGTAGACTTACCTGGAATAAATTCACTTTTAAAATTATTTAAAAGTGGCGGCGACGATTCTACGGAAGATATCAAATATCTTTATGAAGCATTTACGGGACAAAATGCGCCCAACGGTGTTAATCTTCTTGAAGCGCCTCTTAAAGTGTACAGTAAAGACGTTGAGTGCAGCGGCAGCGGCAGCAGCAGCAGCAGGAGCAGTTCAAGAAGCGAGTCTCGCGGGGGTGCATTTGGTGACTACCAGGACGACAGTTATCGTTACAAGGACCGCGATGAACGCGACATTCGGAAGCTAAATGTCGATGTGCGGAGCGGAATTTATTCAACCGGCGTTATAGGCAATCCAACCAAAGAAAAATTATTTTCTGACTACATAAAGAATATAAAAATTATGATTCAAAAATCTGAAAAAAACCGCTCATTATTACTTGAAATATTATCCGAAATGTTCACGTACACATACGACGATGGTGGTGAAATTTCTGGAGTTATTATTAATCCGTCACTAACATTTAAAGAGCTTCAATCTCTCGTGAGAAGAACGCGGAAAATTGTTATCAAATTATACACCGAATGCGAAGAAGATTATAATGAAGGATTAGACATATTTTTTGCACTCATTCAAGAA